AGGTTGGCCGGCGGTGGCGGGTTGGGTGGCGAGTAGTCGGTGTTGGTGTCGTTCTCATAACCCTTGACCGCCGTCACGCCCGGCAGCCCGGCCACCGCGCCGATCATACCGGACAGCACCGACAGTGCCGGCAGCGCCGTGGACACCGCTTGGCGAATACGCAGCAAGGGATCGCTCTCCACCGGCGCGCCGGGCGTCGCGGCTGCCGGGTTGGTGGCTGTCTGCCAGCCCAACGTCACGGTGTAGATATGCGCGATGTCGCCGGGCGCTGCGGAGACCGCACCCAATGTCTGACAGGTTGCAGTGACGGTGATATCGCCGCTGGGCGGGATCGTCACGCTGGCCGGCAGCCGCCAGTTGTTGCTGGCCGGATCCTGCACGATGCCGTTGGTGATCACCGTGCCCGCCTCTCCGACCAGATAGAGCGCTGCGGTTGAGTTGGACGGCACGTGTCGGGCCAGCCCGTTAATCTTCACCATGGAGCTCAACCCAACACCCTGTGCGGTGCTCGGGCTGAACGAATTGTAGACCGCGACACAGGCCGCATTGGTGTCGTTGAGCGCGGCGGCGAACACGCCGATCATCTGGCCGTCCTGGCTGTCGTTCGAGACCACGATGTCGGCGCCGTGGATCGCTTGGAATTGCCCGATCAGATACTGCTGGATGATGCTGAAGGTGGGTGCGTGGATGCCGGTCGCATCGACGTAGGCGGAGGTGGGTGAGACGGTTCCTGACATTCACCAACTCCCGGCCGTAAGGGCGACGCGAAACTGCGTGATGTTGACCAGCCCGGGCTGCGTCAGATCGGCCGGCACATTGATGACGCGGGTGCCGCCACCGCCCTGGATGCCCACCGCGATCGCCATCTGCACCGTGGCCAAGGGGGTTGGTGTAGGCGGCGCCGGCGCGGGGGCGCGCAGCACGAGGCGGACCGGCGCGGGTGCCGGAGGCGCCAGCAGACGCAGCAGCGGCGCTGGCCGCTCGACCGGCGCCAACGGGGTCACCCGACGGGCCCTGGTAGGGCGTGGCGGCACCACCACGGCAGGCGGTGGGGTTATGTGGTGGCGCTGCTGGACGGCGCGTAGCGCCACCGCAGGGGCGGCACGTGGCCGCTCGCGCGGCCGGACCACCCGGCTCGGTGGCAGCGGCTTGAGGATTGCCAGCGGCATTAGTAGCTCCCGGCAGCGAGGGTCTGGATCTGGAAGTCCGTGACGTCGGCTTGTGGCCCCTGGGTCAGATCGGCCGGGGTATTGCCGATCGCGGTGCCACCCAGCACGCCGAGCCCGGTCGCGGCCGTCTGTGAGACCGCCGCCGGCGCCGTCGGTAACGGCGGCACGATGCCCGGCAGCTTCGCCGCCACCAGCGCCACCGGGCCATACACCGTGTCCAGCGAGAGCGCGGCGATCCATTGCCGCGCATTGGGGTCGGTGGTGGAGAAATATTGCGCCAGATCGGTCACTCCGGGGGTGCCGAGAACGCGCGCCTGCACCACCACGTCCCGGGTTGCCCGGGTGCGCACGCCCAGCACCTCGGTGGCCCATGCGGTGCCGTCGGTGGTGTCGGCGAACCACTCGCCGAGGTTCAGCCGTAGCCGGGTCAGCACCAGCTGCGCCACCGCCTCGGCCTGATCGATCCAGAAATTGCCCTGGCCACGACCGAAGGTCATGTCGCCATTGGCATCCAAGCGGCGATACCGCATCTCAGGTCCCCGGCGTCGGTGGGTTGGCGGCTCCGCCGCCCTGGTGATTGATGTGCTTGGAGAGCGTGACGAAGCCCATCGTGTTCGCCTGGGCGAACACCTCGGCGTCGCACATGATCGTCCCGGTGACGTGCAATGTCGGGCAGTTGATGGTCATCGTGCCGGGGCAGGTCATGGTGACATTGCCGTTCTCGCCCAGAAGCTGCACCGAGCTGGACCCATCTTCGTTGAGCAGATTGATCGAACTGTTCGCTCGCATGTTGATGACACCCTTGGTGCCGTCCAGTTCAACGTAGGTTTGACCGTCATCGCTGCGCAGCTGCACCGTGCCGGCCGAGGCCGGTGGTGCTGCCGCCCGCGTGGTGCCGCTGGCGCCCAATCGCTTCGGCTGCGAGCGCACCCCCACCAGCACGAACGCGTCGTTGATATCATGCATGCGAAAATCGCTCGGGCTCTGGGTGCCGCCGTGCTGGAACCAATTATCGATCGAGCGTTCAGCGAACATGATCAGGCAGTCGTCGCCGGGCCCGATCGGAAATGTCAGGATGTGACCGCCGCCACCCGGGAAGCACACCGGCACGTCGGCAATCGGCGTGATGGCCACCATCAGCTTGGTGCCGTCGGGGTTGCGCAGCACGCCCTGAATGTCCGGCTGCACCGTGACCGTCATCGTAGCCGGGTTGTAGCTGACGATGTGACCGGGCATCGCGGTGTGGATCTGCGCCTGCCGACCATCGAGCGCCGACTGATGCATCTCGGCGAACATCACCGCGCGCTGGCGCGGATCGAGCGGTCCGGTAGGTGACGCTGCGCCGGCGGTCGGTGGAGTGGCCATCAGGGGATCATCCAGTAGAGATGGCCGCCGGGAGTCTCGCCCAGGTTCTCAAACGTCGGAATCGCTTCCGGCGTGCCGTCGGAGCGGACAAACAGCGAGCCGTTGAAATCGAGATAGGCGTATTGCGCCAGCAGATCGGCGCCGGTCACCAACGGCACCCCGCACAGCACGTTCGCGCCCTGCGCGTTGACCACATCCACGGTCCAGCCGCAGCCGCCGGCGATCGCCGGGTCGGCGTTGCGGTAGAGGAAGGTCAGCTGCAGCGGGTTGCCCGCGAGCTGGATGGTGAAGGTCTGCGGCGTGCTGCCGGATAGCGGGATCTCAAAGAACGACGCCATCGGCTATTGCCCTCCACCAAACAGGCCACCGCCGAACCGTCCCCAGGGCGCGTTGCCCTGGCCGGGTGCGAAGGTCGAATGGAAGAACGATTCCGGCACCGGCTTCGCCTGCTGGGTGCCGCCCTGGGTGGTCGGCGCGGTGCTTGCCGGGTTGGCCTGGGCGCCGGTGCCGGCGGAGACGCTGACGGAGGCGCTGACGATGTTCAGCGCTTCCATTTTGATCTCGGCGATCAGTGCATATTCGGTCGACTTGTCGTTGCGCACGGTGATCTCGGTGATCACCACGTTGGTGTAGTTGCGCTTGCCACAGGTCAGCGTAAATGGTTTGACGGGATCCTGTTTGTTGGCAGCGGTGCCGCCGACGCCCGAGCTGTATTGCAGCGCCAGCAGCTTCTTGTAGATCTCCTTGGCGCGTTGTTCAGTCAACGAGGACAACAGCCCCTGGCCCGCACCGGTCAATGCGCCGCCGATGCCACCGCCCAGGTCACCGAACCCGCCACCGGATTGAAAGCCCGAGATGCCACCCTGGATCGCCGCGGTGATCGGCGCCGCGTTGGTCCAGCCGCAGCGCATCGAAATCGTGCGCGGCAGCAGGAACGCGTGGTCGTGAATCGGCGAGGTGCTACCTACCGGATGCTGGGTAACCTGCACGCGGTCGGTGAAGTTCTCCTCGATCGTTACATCCGGAATAATCGTGTCGATCTTGCGCGGCTGCGCGAACAGCCCGGCGATCGGGCTGTCCGGTCCGAGTGCTTCGGAGATCAGCGAACTGAACGGCGCGGCGACGCCCATGATGCCGCCGCCAATCTGCAGCACGCGGCCCAGGCCGCTACCGACCGCGCCACCGACCAGCCCGCTCATCGCAGATTGGCCCGGCCGACATCACGCACCAGCAGCGCGTGCGCGCGGGTCTGCTCGGTGGCAACCGCGTGCGCGGTGGCTTGCGGATTGGCCTGCGGTGGCACGTTGACGGTGACGCTGTGGTTGATCGTGGTGTCCCCCTTGTTGCTGACGTGGCTGGTGGTCGCCGGGTGTTCGGTGGGGATTGCGTTGAGCGCAGCTCCCACGCCCGCGATGTGGCCACCGCGATACTTCTGCAGCTCAGCGGCGTGGCCCGCCTCAAACTCCTGGAACACGATGTCGGCGAGTTGCTCGGGCGTCGCGCCGCGGGCCTCGGCCGCGCGGAGGTGCGCCATCACACCGGCATACTTGCCGCCCAGCTCGTGCTTGAGGAACGCCAGCTGGGTGCTCTCCTGGCGGATATCGAGGTGACGCTCCTCGGCGAACTTGCGCAGATCCGCCAGCCGCGACCCGGCCCATTGCGCCAGCCCATAGGCGCGGCCGGATTGCGGATTGTAGCCACCGCCGCCATAGGTGATGTCGGCGCGTAGTCCGCTCTCGGCCTGGAAGTTGGACAGGAACGCCGCGGCGACAGACCGCGAGATACCGAGCGTCTCCATCAGCTTCCGACCGAGGTCGCCGGCGTTCGCCGCCACCCCCGACGCGCCGGTGCCGCCGACGCTTTGCGTCACCCGGCCCCACCATGACTGCGGCCCGTGCGCCGAGCCGGTGGTCGGATCAAACTCCGCTTGGCTCTCGGTCAGGGTCTTCCAGGTGTCCTTGACCACATCCCAGAACCCCTCGGCGCCCTCGGTGACGGCGTCCTTGGTTTTCGGGTCGGTGAACAGATCGCGGATCCATTTGCCGGCATCTTCGCCCCATTTGCCGGGA